AACCCGAACATGTTACCTTTAGTATCGATGAAGGGCAGAACAATCCTGGGTTCATCATTGTTTCGAGGCAACTTGCCAGGAAGCATTGTGTTTACCCATTGATTAAATTTAGGAGCGTAATATAATTTATAATGTTTCGATACTGGGATCCGCCTATTTTCGACATATTTTTTAACAAAATTATCAAATTCTAATTGACTAATTTTCTTCAATTTATGAAGCGGAGAGTCCTTCTTTTTGAATGCAGGTTGTTTGTGAAGCAGTGTATCTAAAGGCGTGAGAGGTTGCGTAAGTTCGGTTCTCTTGCGTTTCTCGACACCCATGTCGATAATATAGTCGTTATACAAGGAAGGTTCTACTGCTTTCAGGAAGTTACGTAATGACAGCGATGCACCACAGTTGTGACAATAATATAATGCAGTATTGTCCTTTTCTAATATCCACCCTCGTGCTTTACTTTTCGACTTTTGTGAATCGCCGCAAATAGGACACCTACAGTTTGCTTTGTAGGGACTTTGCGATTTTACAGTGTATCTTTCAAGACGCACAGACAGGATGCCTGCGAACTTCAAATCAATAGGATTCATTATATACCTGTTAGTGTTATTGCTTATATTAAAGCATTATAACATAATTCAGTGTTGCTGTCAACTGCCGATTGCGAGAAAATTTCCTGTCTGGAGGATAGTTGCGATGAGGAAACCTACACCCCATGCGCTACCCATAATATACCATTTCCACTTTTCTAGTGTAGATGTTCTCTCTTCGATTGTTTCGACCATCGCCTTCATTTCATCGTGATATTCACGAAAATCTTTCTTTAATTCGTCTTCGTGGCGTGAGATCCGATCATGGATAATTTCGATGTCGTTCTCTTGACGATTCATGCGTTCTGAGAACGATTCTCTTATACCATCAATCGTTGAATCGTGAACAGCAAGGATTTTGTTGATGCCATTAGAAACATCGGCAATCTTATCAATGGCGCTGTCTAATCTTGTCAGCACTGCTTCGATATTGCCCACATCCCGCTTAAGGAGTTCTACATCTGTTTCTAAACTAACTTGCGACATTTTTTCTCTAGTTCCTCGATTCGTTTTTCTAATGTATCAATTTTTTTAGTTACATGTGGATACTTTTTGCGCCAAGCATCCTCGGGTTGATCAAACCATGTCCAACCATAACGATCACGTAGAAAATCTAACATCGAATCGAACTTAGCATAACACCACAAACCTGCTCTTGTATCTTTAAAATAAGCAAGAAATGCTGCGCCAAGTAATGAGCCAATTAAGGCAGTATAAATCCATAAAGTATCACTTAAAAGTTTGTCGACTAGATCCATTACGCATCTTCCTCAGTATAACGAACATAATAAACCATACTATGGTCGTAAGCACCATCGAAAGGCATACCTTTAGCGAACGCTTGAAATCGACCTCGCCAACCATCCTTGAATCTTTGCCAAAATGTCATGTTACGAATGTTTCCGTAATAATTGATATAGACAAGTTCACCATGATGCTTATATCCCATTAGAACTAAAGGTACACCGGTCACAATGTCGTTATTGTTTACACATCGTGTGTGAGGTACACTTAAATTCTTAACAAACGAGCATGTGCCTACACGAGGACTGCCGAATGTATATAAATGTTTTGTTTGCGGTAAACGTGAAGCACAAAGTGTTGCCATTGCAGCACCTAATGAATGACCACAAATATATAAATCTTTTGTTTTGTATTTAGTTACGTATTGTAACACATCTGACCATACCTTGTCAAGTTCTGTTTTAAATCCAGAGTGTACCCAACCATCTGTTTCACTCTTTGTAGGCCATGCTTTTAAATCTGCTAACACATCTGAAATCTCAGATGGCTCTGTTCCTCTGAAACATACACCGACTTCACTAGCATTGCGAACTAAATGAACTTGTGCGCCGTCAATGTCGATGAGTTTGTGAAACGTAAATCCTAATTCTCGGTAACCTGCCTTTGCCTCTTTTCCATCAAGATACGCTAATTGTGCCATTTGGGCATATTTGTTTATACTCACTTTACATCTCCTTGAATCGTTTAATTAGAGGTTTTTCTTTCTCATTCTTCTTTTTATACTTGTTCGCTTTCTTTGGCGTCATGACTACGTCACCCGAATCACCTGCTCCAGCAACATTTGCTGTGCTATTCGCAGGCATATCTTCGTCTAGTGCCTTTTCAAATATATCATCTATATTGTAATCAGAGTTTTCAACAAGTGTCATTAACTCTTGCAATCGTTCTTCAGTGATGACATAATCTTCACCTTGTTCCTCGATTGCATTATGTTCTTTAATCAAGTAAAGTGCCGCCGCATATGATGCGATACGTGTTTTACCGCCAGGCACTTTCTCTAGTAATCTTTTTAGTTTAGTAATCATCACATCAAATATGCCAAAAGCATCGTGCTCTTTTTGTTTTCTAAACTGCTTTCGTTTAAGTAACTGATTACCTTTCTCATCTATGATGCCGAGTTTATACGCATCCCACTCTTTAAAAGGTGTGGCAAGTCGTTTGATAAACTGATATACTAAAAATAAATCGACAATCATATGGTACGCAACTCTTGAACTATAGTTTGATCTAAAGGTATGTCAGTATTACGTAATGAAACGTCATTGTATTGAATTACCTCTGGCATATATCCTAACAATATTATAAATGGTTTTAGAAATGCATGGTACTCCGGAAGTCGCATAAACAACATTGGAGTAGCATGCTTTCCAAAGCAATTGAAAATAACAATAAGGTGATTCAAAATCAGACGTTCTTTCAACTGATTATCTTCGTCATAACGCTTAAACAATCTCTTAAGATATTGAAACCTTTTGAGATCGTCATTAAACTCGTCCTCAGTGGCAGAGTTTCTAAAGTCATAATGCTTTGCAGCGTATAACAAAAAGTTTTCTTCAGTCAAAACCATATTTTAAATCACCATGTTATTGTTGTTATAGGGGCAACGAATTGCCCCGTTCAACAATATTTATAATCAATCAGTTACTGCTATTACGATACCGTCAATGCAACTGCGTTCGAAGTATCGACTGCAGTTGATCCACCTGGGAATGTTGCAGTTACTACTACATGATACGTATCAAGGGTTTGTGCTGTAGCAGCAGTAAACGTCAATGTACCATCAGTTGCGACTGCAAAGTCAGCGTGGTTACCAGTAGCAACATCTGTCGCAGGTGTTCCTGCGGCTGCATCGAACTGCCATACATACGAGAATGTTGCGTCTGGGTTGTTGCTAGTAGGTGCAACAGTGAATGTTGCAGTTGCGCCATCAGCGACACTAACACCAGCAATATTAGGTATGGTTACAGTGCCATCTGGAGTAACTGTATCTTCAGCATCACCGGCCGCTGCTTCACTTACGCCCATTGCAACAAGACATTCGCTTGTATAACGAGTATATGTGCCGCCTGCGCCGTCTGTAACTGTACGAGCAGTATGTAAATTCCAGCCAGAATTTCCTAGACCTTCCGAAGCAACAACACCTGCCTCTTCCTGATCAATGAAAAAACAATCTGTAGCAACTTTTTGTAGGCCATCATCAGCAGCACCATCATTAGTTAGCGTAATTGCACCACCACCGACAGTTGGTTCTAATTTAAACGTATCAGCAGTTCTTGCAACTACGAAATAATCAGTATCATTTGCTAAATTTGTTGCTGGTGCAGTTGAGGTGTATTTAACTTTATCACCGTTTACGAACGAATGCGCTGGAACAGTGATAACATTTGTCGCAATCACGTCTGCACTACTTCCGTCAAAGGTAACTTTGGGTTGTAGATATTTGGGTACATCAGCAAAAACGTCTGTGTTTCCCCATGGGTTCTTATCTGTCACTTTTCTTCTCCTTTAGTTTTTTTAAATTATTCTTCGTCTTTCTTAGACAATGCTTTTGAAACTGCTTTTCTACGCATATGTAGGTATTTGTCTGATTCGTCTTCATCGCCATCGTTGTCGATGTCTTTATCCTTACGATCACCAAATTTCTTTTTAACAGCTTTAGGTTGGACCTTATCAAGACCTTCACCATCGTCTGAATCATCGTTGGTGTTATCTTCATTCAATCCGCTTTCACAACCATCGATCATTGCCTTCAATTTTTCTTGGTCGCAATCTGGGTACATAGCACAAATTTCGTCAGCAGATTTGCCGTCTTTACATAGTGCCATAACTTCTGCTTTTGATGGCATTTCGCCACCCTCTTCTTCGCCTTCACCTTCTTTTTTCATTTTCTTTTTGTCAACGCTGGCATGCATGTGGCCTTCAGCGAAAAGAATTTCTAAATCTTCAGTTGCTACTCGTGCTTCGATACCGTGTTCAAACATTACGTCATACCATTCAACCAAACCTTCTTCAGTTGGTTCGCCGTGCATTGTCGGAATACAGTCGCCTTTGCCCCATTGCTCGTGCGCCACTTGCTTAGCGCATAAGTGATATTGATTCGCTGGGTTATCAGTTTTTGTTTCTAGTTCTTGAGACATTTTGCTCTCCTATAATTTTAATTTGTGTTTGTATTTATCAAATTTGTGGTTTAAAAAACTTAACATAGAAGCACAAAAACCGACCAATAATGCCTCTGAGTAGTAATAATTTCCGAAATGTGGCTTATGTACCAACAAATCTGCCATCATTACGAGTATTCCTGTTGTCAATATCGTGTGGATATTCACTGGATAAAACTTTGTAAATTGCAGCACTGATGCACCTACGATACAACATGAAGCTATAAACCCTGTCATTGCTGCGGTATAAGCGTTTGCCAAACTAAATTCACTATTAAAGCAAGCAACAAAGTAACAACTTATCATCGCAACTTTGCAACTGTCAAACCATACCTTTACATTATTAGATATGTGTTGATCAGTTATCGACTTTAGCGCTGCCACGCCACTGGTAACAACTCCAATACTTTGCTTTCCACTTGGGACCTGGGTTGTCACATCCGTGCCTTGCTCTAAAACTTTTTCTTCTTGCTGGGTCATCTCTTTTAATTTCCATTTTAGGATCACCAAACCTTACAAGAACAACATTGCCCTTTTCATTCTTCACATATACACCAAACTTTTTCTTTTCGCCTGATGTACGAAATGGGTCATTTAGTTTCACCTTTCTACCTTGATATTCAGATTCCTCGACTATCAAGTCACTATATAGATCACAATCCTCGCAAATCTGATCTATAAGGTCTGATCTGTGTGATGTAAATTTTTTCATCGTTGCAAGAACCCCGCTTTTGCAGCAGGTGCTCTGCCTCGCTTAAACATATTAGGATTGGTTGCCAAGTGCGCAGGCAACTTACCCTTTGCAATCAAATCGTGCAGTAGATGCTGTAACTCGATAGTATCTACACGAAATTGTCTAGCAATTTTTGATATTCCCATGGCACCTTGCCCAGGATTCTTTTTACGCCAATCAAGATAGTAACGAAGCACTTTCTTGTACAGCATTCCTTTAACACCAGGTATCCTTTTAGCAATGTCAGTCGGTATGTTGATTGACTCTTCGATTGCTTGATCTATATCTTCATCAGTAAGGGCATCGATCAACTCTAGCCCTTCTGTGAATGTTTTAAATCTAATCATCTAATTTCTCTAATTGTTCAATCACTGCTTTCGCAACATTTAAAGTTGATTTGTCTTCTTTAATAGTTTTCAATGCCATCAACATGTCACGATACGACTTGCTCATCGCCGTTGTTAGCTTTTCTTTAGTAGCAGGTTTTCTAAAACTGTCAAATTTGGTCAATGCAATCTTAATAATGTTCACAGGAACCTTTTGCTTTTTGCCGTCATCAAATACAACAGGAACCGCACCTTTTGTGTCGCCCGCTTTACGCAGTTGAACAATGATGTTTTTCTTTGCTGACTTTTGATCAACAGCAGACGCTTTAGGATCATCCATATCTGCAGGATCAACCTTAGGACCACGACCCATTGCACGTTGCGCATCACGTTTTGCACGTTGTGCGGTTGTCATCTCAGCAAGTTTTTTGTCACCTGCTTTGTATTTCTTTTTGTCTGCTACCGCTAAATCTTTTGTTGATGCACTGATTGATGAACAACCTGCTTCATCTACTCTACCTTCTCTTGGCTGTGACTTCGAGAAAGGAACTTTGTGAGTATAACGTAATGTAGTTGCCGCCATATCTGATACGAAATCAATTTTGCCGCCAGCAAGTTTCATCAATTTGTCTTTGTCTAATCCATCAAGGAATGCTTTAAGTTTCTTGTAAGCAGGTGTTGTAGGATTGATTGTTTTCAATTTGCCATATTCTTTACGCATCTTATCAAGTTGCGCAGGACTAAATTCAACAATAAACTCTTCAGACATTTCGATCAATGATTCGATCTCTTCTTTAAATACAACTTTCATTGCACCTGAAGCGTATGCAGGATGTTTCTTCAATGCTTTAGCAGCATCAACCGCATCGTTACGATCTACTTTAACAAATACTTTCTTTTTCTTTTCGTCAGCATCAACACTAAATTTGATACGACCCATGTCTTTAGCGATCTCTTTGCCAATGCCATCACCCATCATTTTGTTGAAAACTTGTTGCTTTTTCTTGTCTTTGAAGTTGCCTTCTTTGTCAAACATTTTTGCTAAGTGTGGAGGCAATGCTTCATCAATCTGTTCAACTTCTTCTCTAAAATCTTCGATCTTGAATCGTTTTTTCTTCGCATCGGCGATACGCATTACAGCGTTTGCACCTGCTTTTGGGTTAGGAAATCTATTAGGATTCTTAGGCGCTTTACTGTAACCAACAATCTTATCAGTTTGTGGATTATAGAATGAAGTGCCTTTTTTTGCAATGTGAACAAGATCATCATCGCCATAACCTTTAGGTAATCGTGTCGCTTCAGTAACATCTTCACGAACACGATCACGAGCAAGCAATGTCCAACCTTGACGCTTCATTCGATCAGCAGTTGCGCCATCAACTCTACGCTTGTAAGGACCTTTCTTCATGATGTAGACTTCGGCGCCTTCATCGATAACTTTGTCTTTAATTTGCATTTTTCTGCCTAATGCAGTTTCATTATCGATACCATGTTCGTCA